AACCTAAAGGTATTCAAGGTTCTGGAGGTAGAAGAAGTCCTCCACCTCCTCCTCAACCGACAAGAACTCCTGATACGTTACATAGTAGGCAGTTTTCTACTATTCTTGATTTGATTTCAGAAGGAGAGATAGAGGGTTTTGCTACTGCATCAAAAGAAGGTAGAACGCAGGGAACTGCTGCATATAATAATGCTGCATTAAAAGATGTATTTTTAAATGATACTCCTGTTTTAAAATCAACTGCTGATTCAACTAATCCAGCTACAACTGACTTCAACTTTCAAGATGTAACATTCAATCCTCGTTTTGGAACATCAGGTCAGACAAAAGTCGAAGGTATTGAAAGTAGCTCTTCTATCACAGCAGTAGGAGTTACTGTTACTCAATCACTCCCTGTAACTAGACAAATTACAAATTCAAATGTTGATGCTGTAAATATCACAATAACTTTTCCTCAAATACAAAAAGCAACAGATAAAGGGGATTTACTTGGATCGTCTGTTTCTCTAAAGATTGCTGTTCAATATAATTCTGGTGGTTTTACTGATGTCATCTCTGACACGATTACAGGAAGAACTGCTGATGCGTACCAAAGAGATTACAGAATAAACTTTACAGGTGCTTTTCCTGTTGACATAAGAGTTACCAGAGTTACTGCTGATAGTTCAGATTCAAGTTTACAAAACGCATTTCAATGGACAAGTTTTGCTGAAATAGTTGATGATTCTAATACTTATGCCAATAGTGCTTATGCTGCTGTTCGATTGGATTCTATGCAATTTCAATCAATACCTAGTAGAAAATATCGTATTAGAGGAATAAAAGTAAGGATTCCTGGTGCTGGCGCAAATAGTTCTGGTACTCCGAGCGTGGACAGCACAACAGGCAGGATAGTGTACCCAGATGGATACATTTTTAACGGAGTTATGGGTGCTGCTCAATGGTGCTCGTGCCCAAGCATGGTGCTACTGGACTTACTTTTGGACACTCGCTATGGATTTGGCAATCATATAACAGAAAGTTCTCTTGATTTATTTTCTTTTGTTACTGCTAGTAAGTTTGCAAATACTCTTGTTGATGATGGATTCGGAGGACAGGAAGCTAGATTCAGTTGCAATGTCAATATTCAATCATCAAGTGAAGCATTTGATTTAATAAATGAACTTGCTGGTGTTATGAGATGTATGCCGATATGGTCTGCTGGTAGTATTCTTCTTGCACAGGATAGTCCAAAAGATGCAAGTTATTTATTTAATCTTGCCAATGTAACGGAAGAAGGTTTTAGTTACTCAGGAAGTGGATTAAAAACAAGAAATACTGTAATTTCTGTGTCTTATTTCAATATGGATAGTAGAGAAATAGATTATGAAGTTTATGAAGATGCTGCTGCTATAGCAAAGTTTGGGGTAATTATTAAGCAAGTGAAAGGATTTGCGTGTACATCAAGAGGTCAGGCCAGAAGATTAGCAAAGGCAATTTTATTTACTGAACAGAATGAAAGTGAAGTTGTTGCATTTTCAACTTCTATAGATTCTGGAGTGGTTGTAAGACCTGGTGCTGTTATCGAAATAGCTGATCCTGTTCGTTCTGGTCTTAGAAGAGGTGGAAGAGTAAGTTCTGCTACAACAACTCAAATAACAGTAGATGATTCTGCTGCAACTGATTTGCCAACAACAAATAATCCAACATTAAGTGTAATTTTACCTGATGGAACTGTTGAAAATAAGTCAGTATCAAGTGTCTCAGGTGCAGTTATAACAGTATCTTCTGCTTTTTCTCAAACTCCAAATGCAAATACAGTTTGGCTGTTGCAAGATGATACAGTTCAAGCTCAGAAATTTAGAGTGATAACAGTAGAAGAATCTGATGGAATAAATTATGCAATTACTGCTTTATCTTATGTAAATGAAAAATACGCATTTATTGAAGATGGAGCGACTTTACCAACAAGAACAGTATCGGTACTAAATCTACCAAAAGATCCTCCTGCTGCTCTTCAAGCTGAAGAAAAGATAGTTGAGATAAATAATCAGGCAGTATCTAAACTTATCGTCAGTTGGCAGCCTATTGTTGGTGTTACGCAGTATCAGGTTAATTACAGATTTAATAATGGTAATTTTATTTCTACAACAGTTTCTTCTCCTGACTTTGAAATATTCAATACTGATATCGGAACTTATGAGTTTCAAGTATTTAGTTATAATGCAGCATTACAGACAAGTGCTACCTCTACCGATTTGACCTTCAATGCCGTTGGCAAAACTGCGTTACCATCAAATGTAACTGGACTATCAGCCGAACCAATAAATGAAAAATTAGTAAGATTACGTTGGAATTTATCTACAGATTTAGATGTTACTCATGGAGGTAGGGTGTATGTCAGACATTCTCCTCTGACCAATGGTAATGGTACATTTACAAATAGTACTGATTTAATTCAAGCGTTAGCTGGTAACACAACAACAGCAGAAGTTCCATATCTTGAGGGCGAATACATTTTAAAATTTCAAGATGATGGTGGTAGATTTTGTGCAGGAGAAACAAGTGTAATCCTTGAATTACCAGATAACTTAGCTCCACTTGTTACGCAAACGAGAAGAGAAGATTTAGATAGTCCTAAATTTCAAGGAACAAAAACCAATGTTGCTTTTGATGCAACTACAAATACGCTAAACCTAGTTGGTGGAGGTACTTTTGATGCAATTACAGATTTTGATGCTGTAACTTCTTTAGATGACTTTGGTGGCATTGTGCCAGAAGGTACTTATGATTTTGGAGGAACGGCTGGTGGAGATACTTTAGATTTAGGCGGTGTATTTAGTCTTGACCTTAAACGTCACTTCCTAACAGAAGGTTTTTATCCATCAGATTTATTTGATTCGAGAGGTTTGATTGATGATATTACAGATTTTGATGGAGCTACAGCTACAGAAGTCAATGCTGAAATGTTAGTAAGAGTTACACAGGACAATCCATCTGGATCTCCTACTTATACTGATTTTCAGACTTTTGCCAACGGAACTTACAAAGGTAGAGGATTTCAATTCAGAGCAAAACTTACGAGTAAAGATACTGCACAGGATATAAAGGTTTCTCAGTTAGGTTATACAGCATCTTTACAGAGAAGAACAGAACAAGGTAATGTTATTGCAAGCGGAGCAGGAGCAAAGGCTGTTACGTTTACCAATCCATTCTTTGTTGGTACTTCTTCTTTGCTTGGAGCAAATACTAATTTACCCTCT